GAAGCCGAAATTTGGTTTCATGCGTCTCGGCAAACCGGGCGGCGGTCGCGCAAACTGTTATCGGGTGCTGCGTCTCTGGCTTGACGACTTTCAGCATCTGCACAAGCCCGACATGATCGTCTTCGAAAGCCCCGCAGCGCCGATGGTGATGCAGGGTCGCACCAACATCGACACGATCAAGTTGTTGATCGGTCTGGCCGAGCATGTCGAGGAATGGTGTCTCGGCAACATCGAATTGCGCGAGGCGTCGGTGCAGCAGATACGCCCGCACTTCATTGGCGAAAACATGAAAAGCAAACTGGCGAAGGCGGCGACCATCGAGCGGTGCCACGAACTCGGTTGGTTGGTGACAAACGACAATGAAGCCGATGCGTGTGCGTTGTGGAGCTATCAGGTGTGCTGTCTGCGGCCCGACATCGCTATTCGTATGACGCCGCTGTTCGCCACACACCACATCTTGCGTCAATGACGCTGACGAAAAAGATTTGATGTCAGCGACGTGACATTGCGCTTGCCAAAATAATCGACAGGCATACGGTGGAAAATACGAAGGCCGCACCCCGGCAGGAGTACGGCCTTCCGATCCGAAACCTTGATAGCAGCAAGGCTGATCGTTCTGGCAATAAATACCGACTACGCCAGTACACATCAAGCCCCCCAGCAGTCAAGTGTTCCGGTCGGCGGCAGGACTGAGGGCTTTGCCCTGTCTGGATGCTGCGCTAAAGACCAGACAGAGGGCCGAACCGGTCGGCACTCAGCCCCTCTTACTTAAGCCGTTGCCAAGACACGCTTTCCAGCGTGGTCGCGGGCGCGCGTCCGCACCAAAATTGGCGATAGGGGGTAAGGGGGACTGAGGTCAAACCACCGGCAGGGCAAGCAAGGGAAAAGAAGCGGACTGAGAATGGGAAAAGAGCAATGAAATCAACGGAAATTTGTAAAACGTGAAACATTGGTCAGGAGGGCTGACATGGAAATGAACACAATCGAGCAGGCTAAGGGCCGCTGGCGCGAAATCCTTCCGGCGCTGGGTGTCGCGCCGAAGATTTTGAGCGGTGTGCATCAGCCCTGTCCGCTGTGCGGCGGCAAGGACCGCTTTCGCTACACCGATCCGACCGGCAACGGCGGCTACTTCTGCAACCAGTGTGGTGCTGGGAGTGGAATGCAGTTGCTGATGAAGCTGCACGGCTGGGATTTCGCAAAGGCCGCGAAAGAGGTCGATGCCATCATCGGCAATCTTCCGAAGGCGAAACCGATGTTGCCGGACAAGCGTGTGACCAGCATGGCTGAACTGAAGCGCATCTGGATTGCATCGCGCGTGATCGCACCGGAGAGCCCTGCGGGAAAATATCTTGTCAAGCGCGGCTTATCGATACACGGCATCAAGGGATCGCTGCGTGAGACGATTGCCACGTTTCATCCACATGAGCAGGTTTTCCCGGTGATGATTGCGAAGTTCTGTGACGCACATGGCAACGCGGCGCAGATACACCAGACCTTCCTGACTGAAGACGGCGGCAAAGCGCCGGTCGAGCCGAGCCGTAAATTCATGCGCGGCGTGTTGCCGAAAGGCGGCGCGATACGACTAAGCGAAGCGGCGGAAGTGATGGGTGTTGCAGAGGGCATCGAGACGGCGTTGAGCGCGGCGAAGATGTTCGACATGCCGGTATGGTCGACCACATCCGCATTGATGATGAAGTTTTTTGATCCGCCCGTGGGCGTGAAGCGGCTGGTGATCTTTGGCGATAACGATACGAGCTACACCGGGCAGGCGGCGGCCTATGCGCTGGCCAATCGTCTGGTGTGCGAGGCGCGGGCCAAGGGTATCGAGCGGCAGGTTGACGTGCGCATCCCCGAGACAGCGGGCAATGATTGGAATGACGAATTGAAGGGAGCAAACGATGCACGGATTACGCACTGATCAAATTGATGCGCTGGAGAATTTGCGCTGTGCGGTGGGTGCCGGTCAGCGGCGGATCGTGATGCAGGCTCCGACCGGCTTTGGTAAAACGATATTGGCCGCAGCACTGGTAAATAATGCGCGGGCGAAAAAGAAAAAGGTGTTGTTCACGGTGCCCGCAATCTCGCTGATCGATCAGACCGTCGAAATGTTTTACGCGCAGGGCATACCGGATGTCGGTGTGATCCAAGCGCAGCACGAGATGACTGATTGGAGCAAGCCGATCCAGATCGCCAGTGTGCAGACGCTGATGAAGCGACCGATGCCAGAGCATGATGTGGCGCTGGTCGATGAAGTGCACAAATGGTTTGAGAAGTTCTATCCGAAATGGCTGCAAGACCCGAAGTGGCAGAAGACGCCGATCATTGGTCTGTCGGCAACGCCGTGGACGCGCGGGCTGGGCTCCTATTTCGGGCACTACATCAAGGCATCGACCACGCGCGAACTGATCGAGGCGGGTCTGCTGTCGCCGTACAAGGTGTACGCGCCATCGCATCCTGATTTGAGCGCGGTGCGCACGGTGGCCGGTGATTATCAGCAGAACGAATTGTCCGCGAAAATGTCGGAAGGCAAATTGGTTGCTGACGCTGTCGAGACATGGGTGAAGCTGGCCGAAGACCGGCCAACGCTATGCTATGCGGTGGACCGATTGCACGCAAAGCATCTGCAAATGAAGTTTGAGGCTGCCGGTGTCCCGTGTGCCTATCAGGATGCCCACACCGATGACCTTGAGCGCAAGGCAATCAAGCGCGACTTCCATAGTGGCCGGGTAAAGGTGGTGTGCAATGTCGGCACATTGACGGTCGGCATCGATTGGGATGTGCGCTGTATCAGCCTGTGTCGGCCAACCAAGAGCGACATGCTGTTCGTGCAGATTGTCGGACGCGGTCTGCGCACGGCTCCCGGCAAAGACCACTGTCTGATCCTCGATCATAGCGATAACCATCAGCGTCTGGGCTTCGTGACCGACATCGATGAGAGCTACAGCGGCCTGCACGTTGGCAAGACGCCCGCACATGAGAACCGCACCGATGCCATACGGTTGCCGAAGGAATGTCCGCAGTGCGCGTACCTGAAACCCCCGCGATGCGCCAAGTGTCCAGCCTGTGGTTTCGTGGCGGTGGCTGTCAATACGATCAAGCCCGAGGATGGCGAGTTGCGTGAGTTAAAACCGAAAGCAAAGCCATTGCCTGTTGGACCGGCAGACAAGGCGATGTTCGTGGGTGAGTTGCGCCGTTTTGCCAAAGATCACGGCTACAGCAGCGGCTGGGTGTCGCACAAGTTTCGGGAAAAGTTTGGCGTCTGGCCGAATGCCTTCGGCTACGTCAACGCATCGAAATGGGTGTCGCCAGAGACTGCGAACTGGATCAAGAGCCGCCAGATCGCCTACGCCCGCGCAAAGGCCAAGCAGCAGGCGGGGCATCCGCTGTGACCCCGCACAAGATCGAAAACTGTGGTGATGCTGATTGCCGCAACGGCGCGTACATTGCTGCAATGAAGCTGCTGATCGATGTGATGGTGGCCGACAAGCTGGTCTTCTGTAAAATAATTCCGCCGCCTTCGACTGTGCCGGGGGCAGACTTGAAAGATGCTACGAAGGTGAGACTGTTCGATGAAGCAAGAAAAGTGTTGTACGCAGACATCACACGATGACGAAGTCGAGTACGTTGTGCGCAAGGTTGCCGAGTGGATCGCTGCCGGGGATGTGATCGAGGAACATGCCTATCAGTGTGTGCAGGCTGTGGTGATGGGCTTCGACATGATCATCCACAGCGGCAAGGACATGACGCTGGAGCATTGGTGCGACGTGTACCACACGCGGCTGAAGATGCAGGAGACGATGGACCCGAAAGAGTTTGCAGCTAAAAAGCGGATGCTGCACAGCGCGCGGCGCAGGTATTTACGGTCGCGGGCATGACCATCTCGCTCAACCAGCAGATCGACGAGGTGAAGCGCGAACTGAAGATGCGCAGTGAAGTCTATCCGCACATGGTCAAGAGCGGTAAGCTGCGGCAATCGGTTGCGGACTATCAGGTCGAGCGGATGCGGGCCGTACAGAAGACGCTGGAGTGGTTGCAGCGGAACGAAGAAAAGGTCCGCATACTTATGACTGAAGGCAGCTAACGGGCAACACGGAGGCTGACATGGACATCGGCAGTATTTTGCTGGGCCTGTTGTACGTCCTGCTTTACATCGCCGTCATCATCTTGGTGGCGTTCGCCATCCGCTGGGTGATCGTGTTCGCGCTTGGCAGCATCGACCCGAACGTCGACAAGTGGGGGCGTATCGTTGTGGGTTTGCTGTGCGCCATCGTCATCGTGGCATGGTTGCTGAGTATGCTGGGGCTCGTGCGTGTGCCCTTTCCAATCGCACACCCGATACGATGATCAGCCGATTGATCTGGGAACGACACCACAGATCATGAAACCGGAGCAGCACAATGGAAAACGAAGACCAGATTGAGCTTGAAGCCTGCAATCAACTTTACAGCGACGATGCGCTTGAACGTGCTGCCGATGGTTTGGCTACGGGGTCTGTGCCCTGTG